AATGAAGAAATAAGAGTTATAGTCCATTGTGGAATTATTACTAATGGTATTGAACAATATACTGAAAGATTAACGAGATTTTGGGTTGATTGGCATACTCAATTTGATAACTATAGTCACGTAGTTTTTGGTAACGCAAGTATCACTCCTAAGAACTTAACACTATATGGTGGTGTTCCTCAAGTTACGGAAGAGTTTGATACCACACAAGTTTGTTTATTTGTTCAAGATAGTGTAGAAGGTGAGTTTAAACAAAAGATGAGTGACGGATGGGTACACTGGAAAAACGAAAATAATTAATCTTTTTTTTAAATTAAATGAAAAAGGGGGTTGACAAGGCCTCCTTTTTATGTTATAGTTATTATGTTATAAATTAAAGAGGAGATATAACATGGCACATATGGTCGAAACAATGGCATACGCAGGAGAGGTTCCATGGCATGGACTCGGAGTTCCTGTATCCAATGACCTATCACCAAATCAAATGATGGAAAAGGCAGGCGTTGACTGGACGGTTGCGGAAGTCGAATCCTTTATTGAATTCAATGGACAACAAGTACCGACAGGTCAGAAGTCTTTAGTACGTACAACTGACGGTAAGATCCTTACCAATGTTGGTAAAGGTTGGAACCCTTGTCAGAACTCAGATGCGTTTGACTTCTTCCATGAGTACGTAATGGCAGGTGACATGGAAATGCACACTGCAGGTTCACTACAAGATGGTCAGATTGTCTGGGCACTTGCAAAGGTGAAAGACTCTTTCGAACTATTCAAAGGTGACACAGTCGAGTCATACTTACTTTTCTCAAACCCACACAAGTATGGGAAATCAATCAACGTGATGTTCACACCTATTCGTGTTGTCTGCAATAACACATTGACTTTTGCGGTTGACAATGGTTCGGATCGTCAGGTTAAGATCGGTCACCGAGGTGTCTTCAACCCAGAGATCGTGAAAGAACAGTTAGGTATCGCAACTGAGAAGATGGCGAAATACAAAGAGATCGCATCTTTCCTTGGTTCCAAACGTTACACTAACGACTCATACATTGACTACATCAACACAGTTTTCCCACGTTCTTCTGACAAACGAGTCAAAGAAGGTATGACAACTGCAGAGTCATTGTCACGAAATGCTAAACTTGCTCTTGATGTGTTGGAAACACAGCCTGGTGCAAACTATGCAGAAGGTTCGTGGTGGCAAGCATTCAACTCCATCACTTACATCACAGATCACGTACAAGGTCACAACCAAGAGAACCGTCTTGCAAACAGTTGGTTCGGTTACAACCAATCTAAGAAACGTGATGCGTTGCAGACTGCAATCAAATTTGCGGAGGCTGCGTAGTGTACGGATTAAAGTCAACGGACAGAGTTATGCGCTCTGTCCAACGCGACTCCAAGGCGATTGCTTTGGGGTTGCCTCGCGTAGAGTCTGAGATTAGACATCTTGAAGGTGTGAAACGTAGAGTTCGATCAGTCAAGCAAAGACTGGAACGATTGTATACCGCACGTACACATTTGATAGAGTCGCCCGAAGAATCTGCATCATTAGTAGATCAATTGAAAGCAATACAGAATGAAAAAGCATGACATAAACCAACTCGCTGCTTGGGCACGTGATTGGGGTCTAGATGGTTACGAACAGTACGATCCTAAGAACAAAGAGAAGATAAAGATACAGGGTCTCAAGCGAATGCGACAGAAAGAAGAAAAAGATAAAAGATACAAAGAACGCACTTAACGGTGCGTTTTTTTATTTACAAAGTATTATAAATAGTGTTATAATTCCATATGGAGAATGAAATGCAAAAATTTAAAAAGTTTTCTGAGGCATATGACATCATTCCTAAGAATGATAAAGATGTTGATGCTATAAAACATTTGTCAGACAGTCAGAAAGAAAAAGTAAAAGAACTTTTATCTACTGTAAAGAAAAAGTCTGGTGCGGATTCTCCATTAGCATTATCTTCTAAGTCCAGTGAAAAAGGAATAAAGATTCAAAGATCTGCTATAGATGATGTGGATGTAAAATCTTTATCAAGACAATCTGGATTTAAATTAACTGCAGGTAATGGTTCACGTGGGGGTGGTGGATCTAAATCAAAAGGATTTGCCTTTGAAGGACAGATAATAAAAGATGTAGAATTGTACATTGCACAAGGTATGGACGCAAAATTTAAGTTCCCAGACATGATGCAAGCTATGCATGATTCGTTTTTGAAAGATGCTAAGACAATTCAAGTTAAGTTAGATGGTACTGCAAATACAAAAAGACCTCTGGTATTCGGTGATGCAAAAGCAGTGATTGGTGGCAGAGAACTAAACATTGGACACAAGGTTACAGACGTAACAGTAACTGTAAACAATACTAAGAAAATATATTTGTCTGCAAAGTTTGGTGGGACTGTGACATTTTTCAATGCAGGTGTGATGAAAATACTACCACCCAAAGACTTTGAAGATGGAAAGATAAACAATCCAGACGGAAAAAAACTTTTAAAGATGTTTGGTATAGATGAAAAAAGGTTTATTGAAATCTTTACCAAGTATGATAAGAAGACTGCACAAAGAGCTGCACCTAAACAAGTTGTAAATGCTAAAGGTAAGGCAGATAAACGTGCATTACAACGACTACTACTTACAGGTATAGGTATGGGTTATTACATGGTGCATCGTAAGAAGTCAAAAGTAGAATTTTATGAAATGAACGTTACTAGACTGAGACAGGCATCTAAGATAGAAAGTATTGAAATACTATATCCCACGCCTGGAAGTGCGAAAAGAATTGACATTAGAGTGGTAACACCATTGTACATATTCAAATTTAATATAAGAAACAAACAGGGTGGTCTTACACCTTCACATATTATGTGTGATTACGTACCCAACCCAAATGGAAAGTCATTAGCATAATGCAGTTTTCAGATTTCATAACAGAACAAAAGAACACACATATGACTCACATCGAAGACAAAGTTCTTTATGGTGGAGTGAAAGGTACTCGTGATGCAATACTCGCCTTACGATCTCTAAGAGATATGTTGGGGGGAGAACATGATGGTAAAGTATCTGTTAAGTGGGATGGTGCTCCTGCTATTTTCTGTGGCACAGATCCACGAGACGGAGAGTTCTTTGTCGCAAAGAAAGGAATCTTTGCAAAGTCTCCAAAGGTCTACAAATCAAATGCAGACATTGATGCCGATACCAGTGGAGACCTTAATACTAAATTAAAGTTGGCATTAAAACATTTACCTGAGTTAGGAATCAAGGGTATCATTCAAGGAGATTTTCTATACTCCAAGAGTGATGTAAAGACTCAAAAGATTAAAGGAAAGAATTACGTTACCTTTCATCCAAACACTATTGTATATGCTATACCTAAAGAGTCGGATGCATCAGATGCTATCATGAAGAGTAAAATTGGAATCGTTTGGCATACGACTTACACTGGTAGAAGTTTCGAAACTCTAAAAGCATCATATGGTGTTGACGTTTCAAAATTTAATTCATCCAGAAATGTATGGAGTCAGGATGCAACACTCAGGGATCTAACTAAACTCACCATGAGTAGGAAGGATACAGATGAAGTTACAGGTTATCTATCAACCGCCGGTCAAATTTTTAACCAAATTAGTGGGACTACTCTTAGGACTCTTGAAAAAGATCCTGAGTTGGCTCAACTCATTGAGCAGTTTAATAACACGTATGTTAGGAAAGGTCAAGTCGTTCAGAATACCAAGACCCACACTAACCGTCTCATTTCTTGGATTAAACAAAAATTCCAAAAAGAAGCAGACAAAAGGAAAACGGAAAAAGGGAAGTCCACGCAAATAAAGAAGCTCAATGAGATCTTAAAATTCTTTTCACCAGAGAACCGACAATCTCTGGTGAAGATGTTTGATCTACAAAAGGTCATAGTTCTTGCGAAGATGAAACTTATAAATACTTTAAATAAACTCTCAAACGTGAACACATTCCTTAAAACAAAAAGAGGTTATCGTGTTACAGGTCAGGAGGGTTATGTCGCTATAGACAAACTTGGTGGTGATGCAGTGAAAATTGTTGACCGAATGGAATTCTCATTCGCCAACTTTTCACCGAATATATTAAAGGGATGGGACAAGCCGGGAAGGAATTAAGATGGCAAAACCGTTGTCGTTTAAAGACATGATTAATGTTGAACCTCGTCCAGGCGAGGATGAACTAACTAATTATAGAGTTCAAAAAAGTAAAAGAACTTATGCGGGCAACGAAGATGTTGAACCCGAAAACGAAGCGCTTAGTATCCAACAAAGGATGAAGCGTGGTCGTATGATGAAACGCCTCAAAGCAAAAATTAAAATTGGTCGAGACAAGGCCAAGAGACGCATGGCTAACAAGGATACCTTGGAGAGACGTGCGACTAAAGCAGCGCGTAAAGCAATTGTTAAGAAATTAACCAAGGGTAAAGATAAGAAGGATTTACCTTTTGCACGTAGAAACGAACTTGAGAAAAGACTAGATAAACCTGCAGTAAAAAAACGAATCAAAATGCTTGCAAAGAGAATGTTCAAAGATGTTCGTAAGAAAGAGATAGATCGTAAAAAAAGATGATAGGTTCATTTAAAAATTTTCTGGTAGAAGAAGAAAAAACAGTCTTCTTTACGTGGGGGAGAATGAATCCGCCCACCATTGGTCATGAGAAACTCTTAACTGCTCTCTCGCGTAAAGCAGGGAACAATCCGTATTTCGTGTACCTGTCACAATCTACAGACCCAAAGAAAAATCCATTACCATACAAAGATAAAATAAAAATAGCACGTAAGATGTTTCCACGTCACGCACGTAGGATTATGTTGGACGCGAAGATCAGAAACTTATTTGATATACTAACAAAACTATATGATATGGGTTACAAGAATGTTACCATGGTTGTTGGTGCAGATCGTGTTCAAGAGTTTGATGTCTTAATGAACAAGTATAATGGTAAAAAAGGTAGACACGGTTTCTACAACTTCCGTTCAATGAATGTACTTTCTGCAGGAGATAGAGATCCAGACGCAGAAGGTGCGACAGGGATGTCTGCATCTAAGATGAGAGCGGCGGCAGGTAAAGGCGACTTCACAAGTTTTAGTCAAGGTTTACCTAAGACATTCTCTAATGCAGATGCAAAGAATTTATTCAACACAGTCCGTAAAGGAATGGGATTAAAGGAACAAAGAGAATATAAAAACCACATACAATTAAATCCAGTATCAGAAGCACGTGAACAATATGTGTCAGGTAGTCTCTATGATATTGGTGACAAAGTAATAGTAAAAGAATCAGATGAGGTCGGAGAGGTAACTCATCTAGGTGCGAACTATGTTATTGTAGAAAAGAATGGAAGTCAAAAAAGATACTGGTTAGAATCTGTAGAGTTGTTAGAAAAGACTGAAGTTCCTCAAGATCCAGATGTAAAAGACAAAAAGGGTTCACAACCTAAGAAATACTTTGCAGGTTTGAAAAAGGGAACTAAAGATAAAAGAGACGCACACTTTGCTAGGAATAAAAAGAAAGCAGATGATGATTC